GACATCTTTAATCCTCAGTCCTGAGTCCTCAACCGCACAAGTGAGTCGATGAAAGGTCTTCGATGCACCAAAGATAAGCAAGTGTCCGCCTGGTTTGAGTGTCTTTGCAATTGACTTCCAAGTTCCACTCTTAAATGCTACACAATTCTGATATGAATCCCAACTATTACCAAGATATTCAATACCATAGGGTGGGTCTGTGACTATCGAATCATATTGTTCTTTACAATTATCTGAATATCTTACACAATCATCTTGTATGTACTTACAATCGACCATCATACCTCGTAGTTTCTCTCTAGTATAGCACAAAAAACTTCCTTTTGCAACAACTATTCATATTTTTTCCAATATTTTTCATCAATCAGACCCATTGAGTGAAGTAAATGTTCTTCTTTTAGTATTAAATTACAATCACCTACTATTGATAGTCTTTCATCATTAAAATCTTTCTTGATACACTCAGTTCCATGTGAAACTCTACTAGGAAATATTGCAACGTAACCTTCCTGTGGGTGTAGAAAAAATGTTTTGGAATTAAGTGCATTAAATTCCTTAATCATATTCTTATCATCATTATTATTATGTGAATTAGCACCTAAAAATAAACTATTATAATTCTCGTTGTTTAAAAATCTAGTTGTATGTGAGTATGGTGGTATGTTAACATAATAAACAAAAGAAACGTGACTTGTTGAATGTATATGCCAAGGGATTTCCTTATCACTTCTCGTTCTTGAAATCCAAGTCTTTGTGATACTATAGTTAAACATATCTTTGAATTTGAGGGTATCTAAAACATAAGATTTGATATGTTTGACAATTTCCTTAAACATTGAGTCCATTGATGGTTCAAGGTGTATTAGAGGGTTGACCTGTCCTTCACTTACAGTATTTGATATATCATTCTCCTCATAGTCGAATTTTTCATATAACTTTAAAAATTGATTCTTAAAGTTATCATGACCCTCAACCTGTCCAACATAGATTGTTGTAGGAAATATATTAAAAATTTGCGGTTGATTATCCATATAGATAGTGTATCATATGATAGTTATGAAAAATATTATAAAGGAAACAAAATATCATCTAGAAGTTGAAACTGGTTGGAGTTATCAGTTTCATTTATGGCACTCTATAAAAAATTCTGCTACACTAATTAAAATATCATTCAAGAGTTTGGTTCATGGACTGCTTCCATTTATATGGAAAGCTGATGCACCAAGAGATATAATATTATTATACCATACAATTATGAAAATTCAACATATCAAAAAAATGGATAAATTAAGGGCAATAAAGAAGAATAAAAGATATGAATAAAATTGCTATCGTTGGTGGTGGAACATCTGGTTGGATTACCTTAGCTTATCTAGCAGCGACAACTAATATTGATTTAGTTATTATTCATAGTGAAGAGATAGATACACTTGGAGTCGGAGAAAGCACCACACCTACAATAAAACACGTTGCTGAAACTTGTGGTATCAACGAAGTCGATTGGATGAGAAAATCAAAGGCATCATTCAAGTATGGAATAGAATTTCGTAATTTTAATAATATAGGTAGTAGATGGTTTCATAGTTTTGATGACTTTATACCTAGTCAATGCTTCTTCACACCTATAACTGAATTTGGTAAAAGTACTTTTAACAAAGAATTAAGTTCTGTTGAATATTTTTTACATCAAAGACTTAAAGATAAAAAATACAATTCAGATTGGTTTAACGTAAGTCAAGGTGGTAGTCAATTCCTTGTTGATAGAATGTTAAGTCCATATAATAGTCAAGGTGTATCTAACTTTAACAGATATCCTGGTTACAGTTATCACATAAATGCTCACGAATTTGGTAATAGTCTTCGTGATAATGTTTCACCTGATAGATATACAGAGATTAAAGGCACTGTTAAAAATGTAGAATACGATGAAAATGGTGTTAAGAGTCTCACCCTTGATGATGGTACAAAAATTAATGCTGACCTTTATATTGATTGCACTGGGTTTAAGAGACTATTAATAAACAAATTAACAAAATTCAATCCATATAAAGAATTAATCAATAATGCTGCTGTCTGGGGGTCAGTCAAGACCCAAAGTTACAGACCTAGTACAATTAGTATTGCACAAAAATATGGTTGGATATGGGAAACACCAACTTGGGGTCAAATTGGTTCTGGGTATGTATTTTGTGATGATTTTATATCTATTAATGATGCGGAAAAATATATGATTAAATATTGGAAATCGAAAGGACATATCTGGACACCTAAGAAGTCTGTTAAATTTAATAGTGGTTCACTTGAAAATATATCTGTTAAGAATGTTATCAGTAATGGATTAGGTCAAAGTTTCATAGAACCACTTGAAGCTACATCTATAATGGTTATATGCGTGTCAGTTAAAAATATTTCTAAATTAATTAATAAAAATAAAAAGTGGGATAACAAAGAAAGTATTATATTCAGTAAGGTTATGAAAAAATTTCTTAGCGAAACAATGGATTATGTTTTAGGTCATTATACTTTGTCAAACAGAAATGATACGGAGTATTGGAGAGCATATGATAAAAGTAATTCTATTAAGATAACCTCAGATATGATAGAAAGCAAATTAAAAAATGGTTGGGTTCATCACGGTGAAACAAATCTAAATTTATACAACTGGGCTAGTATGTTAGTTGGATATGATAAACCGTACTTAAATGAACTCCCAAAAATATCAGACAGTCAAATTGAAGATTATAATTTTTATACTCAACAATTAATATCAAATTACAATTATCAATATAAAAATAATATGAGTGTAGAGGAAAGATTAAAATATATTAATTCCTAGTGAATATAGCTAATACTCCATCTGTCGTATCAACTTCATATTCCTCATCTGGATCTAGTTTACCATAATCAAAGACAGACATCTCTTGATTTTCAACAACAGGAGAACCATCTAGACATATCAAGACTGATTCTTTTTTGACTTTTATTATTTTATCTTTAACTAACATCCCCTCCCAATCTTGTTCTTTATCTAGTGTGCTGAATCCAATAATATAGAAATCTTCAACTGCTTCCATCATAAAAGCATCATATAATTTATCTTTCGTGCAATAAAAATCTCCCTTTTTGATTAAATCATAACCCTCCTTGAATGGAACACCAAATTTAGCAGAACCTTTTACAACATAATGATATAATCCATAACTTAAATGCTCTGGTTCTATACCCACCCAACCCTTTTCTGCTTCTAGAGAGCATATTGCAAAATGATCCTCTCTTATTTTCCTAAATGCACTTTTAGAATTCATTTTAATTTTATTTTTTTAACATTAATATGAAATAATGATATATCTAAATATCTACTTTTAATCATTTTAATTTTTTTAACTATAAATTTATTCATCTGTTGTCTTGTGATACTGCCCAAGTTGATACGATATATTTGTCTTGACCTATTGGTGGATTACCTCTATGAGTATGTGTAAATGCAGCAGGAAATATAATCAACCTACCTTGCTTTGCTTTAATTCTTTTATTCATATATAAAAACTCTGTTTCACCACCTTCATCTATTGTGTTCAGATATAATTGTACTACTAATTTTCTAGAAGACACTGTAAGTCCGCTATTTTCATAATGCCAATCATGAAATCCTCCACCAATTGGTATTTTTTTTACCTTCGTATCATATAATAATAATTTTTCTTTTCCAAGAACACTAAATTCTCTTAAATAATGAGAGACTGGTTCACTTATTGATGGAAGAAATTTAAGAGAAAGATTATCTCCAGCTAATATATCATAATTAAAATCGTTGTTAAAGTTCATAGTAAAATGATCTCTACTATGATATGATTCATCTTCTTTTAATATTAAACCATTACTAATATAATGTTCAATGAGATTGATGTATTCAACACAATCATCAGGTGACATAAAGTCATCAATAACAGATATAAAATCATTCATAATTTAACACTCCACGGATTTACACATAAAGTTATTCTATCACCCATGAAGGGTTCTGCACAGTGATTTAGTTTAGGAGAGAATATAACCATACGATTTGATTTGGGTGTAATTATATCATCTTCGATGTGCAACTTTCCCCCTTTGAGATTTTTTACTTTCACATAGTATACCACAGAACACAATGGAAATCTAGTTTGTCCTGTTGTGCTAACTAATTTTTCATCCTGATCTATATGCCAATCATCTGGTCTAGTATTAAAATGAGTCCAAAATTCATAACCCATACAAGATGATAAGTCGAAGAACGATCCTGCAATGTTTAACATTTGCGTACAAAAGTCTTGAAAATGATGTTCCTCATCTAATGAAAACCATTTTTCTCTTTGGAAGTTTGGCTCTTTTGTTTGTTCTTTATTCTGCTGTAATAAATTAATACAATCAGTTTGAAATGTGGAATTACCCACAACATCATCCATAATAATTATCATTAAATCTAGAAGATACCTCCAACAATTACACCACCTTGATTACCAGCAACAGTTGTATTTCCACTACTGCTAGATTGAACTGAGTTGGATCCAAATATTATACCGTAACCATTTGGTCCTGCTGCACCTCCATTACCTCTATTTGGACTTCCTGCAGTTCCATTCGTAGGATTATCAACTATATCTCCACCATTTCCCCCACTTCCACCTTGACCGCCACCAACTCCGTGGTCAGCACCACCGCCACCAAAACCACCATTGTTGGCATTACCAGGACTACCACCTGCTGCGACACTTACAGTTCCACCATATCCACCACCGTTTGGAGCTCCTCCAGCACCTGCAGGGATGCCAGCACCACCGCCACCACCACCACCTGACCTTCCATAGTCAGTTTTATTTTTGTTAGGATCAGACCAAGAACCTGCTCCTCCACCTCCACCACCATAACCACATCTTATAATTCCACTATTAGCAATAACTGCTGGATATTCAACACCTAAAGCACTCGAACCTGGTAAAGCTTGAGCGGGTGTGCCACTATTACTCACTCCTTGTCTTCCATCACCACCAGCACCTTGTAATCTACCTGATGAACCAATATCTATTCGCAATGATGTGCCAGCAGGCCATCCACCAGTTCTCAATGCAACAAAATTTCTACCTGCTTGATTGGTAGATTTTTTTCCACCTATTGTAGTATTAACATTAATAAAAACTTTTTTACCACCTTGCCAAGATGTATTCGTAGTGGCATTTGTCAAATTATAT